GAGATTACCCATCTGAAAAACTTCGTGGTAAGTGATGTTTATTTCAGCATCCAACAATCCACTCTTCTCATAGTAGTATTTACTCACCAGATTTCTTCCTCTGTATTCGTTTGGATTCTATATCTACAAGATAACCCATTACTAAAACACCTACAAACAAAATAGTAAACTCTACCATTACTTGACCTCTTTCAACTTACCTAAGTCGGTATGTCCCATATGTTTAAGATACTCAATAGCATCTTCTTTAGTTTCTGCTCGAAATGTGTAACCCTCATCGGTTGTCCATTTCTTATAGTGGTCGAACTGACCTTTACTTTTCTTTTTTGCCATTATGTAACTCCTCTTGTTCTAAAATCCATTTCTCATAGATATCATCTATTTGTTCTTTGGTTAAATCTCTTTTCTGATATGCGTCTTCTCGTGTCATAAAAGTCATAGGTACATCAGATAGATTGTAATCCCTACCATATGTATCCACGAATATCTTTTCTTGTAACCAAGTTGGTTTATATTCTCGATATGTCATTATCTACCAGCTCTTTTTTTGCCATCTTCGTAAGTGTACTTTACAAATGCGTAAAATACAAAAACAATAAAAGCAATTGGTGGTAGATTAAAGTAAATAATCATTCCGATATCATTCATAGTTTATCCTTTATTTTAATTGTCTATAACTTACTATAAATCTTCATCAAAGTCAAGCAGTTTCTCAAGAACTTTACTCTTAAATAATTGTACACCATCGGAACAATTCTCTTCCCAAGCCTTAGCAGAGTGTTCATTTACATTATCAGTTATGTACTTAAATGATATAAATGGTACACCAAGATTACGACACACCTTTGCTAAAGCATATGCTTCCATATCAAATACCTGAACATATAGACTTTCTTTTTTTATATCATCTACAAAACTATCTCCAGTACCACATACAATCCATTTATTTAGTGGATTGAATTTGGAATCGGACATCACTACAATAGTGTTAGGGCTCTCATAAGGTGTCTGTAATTCCATAAAACCTAATTGTGTTATGTTCATATCTCGTTGTACAAACTTAGTACAATCAACCAACTCACCTATCGGTAAATTCTTACTACCTGCAGTTCCATAATTAACTACTAATTTTGGTAATCCATTCTCAACCAAATACTTGGTCAACTCATAGGTTGCATTTACCTTACCTACTCCAGTATATATTATAGGCCAATCGTTACCACCAAGCCAATCAGTTAATTGACCTTGAGTTTCTTTTCGAAGTGCACATACAATTAATACATCCTTTTTATTCATACTGAACGAGACTTTTGACATCCAATGTGAAGTCTACGATTGTTGGTACATATTTCAAATCAATCAACACTAAATTATCTTTAACAGTATATCCAGCATTTTCAACCAAGTTATTAACTACTTGCAAAGTTCCACCACTTGCTAATACATCGTCTACTATGACAACATTACCACTACCTTCTTTTATCTCTAATCTATCTACACCATATTCTTTTGTATATCCATAACTTTGTACAGGAGGTGGTAACTTACCTTTCTTCCTACACATCACAACTCCACCACCATAAACCATTGATAATGCTGATGCAAATATGAATCCACGAGCGTCTATCCCAACCCAATAATCAGGATTTTTAACTAACCTACCCATATCAGCAACTGCAGACCTAAATGTTCTATGGTCTGACAGTAATGGTGATATGTCTTTAAAGTTTACTCCTTTGATTGGAAAATTAGGTACTTCTATTATATAATCTTTATACATATTTAACTCCAATATAGTTTACTCCAAATTTTAGTTATCTCAGGATAGACATAAAACATTATCACTTTCAAGACTCTAGCATATTGTTGTATCTCGTATTGAGCGGTTGGTTCATCTCTTAACTCAATAAAATTCATAATCGCCTGAAAGGATGCAGTCCAATAGACCTCTGTGTATTGTGAAAGTGGCAGTATGACTCTGGCTTGTTCTTTTGCAACTCCATAGTCCTTTACCAATCTCTCATACATATTCATTGTTGTGGTTAATGCAGTATTGTAAGCGTGAATTGCTCTACTATTTTGTACTTCTGTCAATTCACCTTCACTCGCCTGTTTATTATCTTTACTTTGTTTTCTCCAAATTTCAGGTATATAAAACTCTTCTACTGGTACATACCTACCACTAATCTCATTCCAAGCATGGTCTTTGGTAACACTTGATGAAGTAGTTTCTATTCCCACTACATGCTTATACCATTGTCTCATCACGAACTCTGGTGCTTTTATATGAAATTGTACTTGTAGATGACGAAATGGTGAGAAGTGTTTATGTTTGGCCAAAAATGTAACCAACCTCTCATCTGATTTGTCCCAAGTTTCTTTCCTCTTACCAAATGATACACGAGCTGAATTTACAACTGATAAATCATTACCAAGTTTATCTAAAACCTCTACAAATCCCTTGTCTAAGACATCGTATTTCACTTCCCTTGTCCTCTATATTTTTTCTTAAATCGTTTTGAACCAACTCGTGTACTAAATTTTGTACCACGGCCTTGTCCTTGTCTCGTTTTCTTTTTAGCTTTGGTACTCTCTTGTACAAAACCAACTGCTGCTCTCGCCATATTATATTCCTTCTACATTATTATGTTGTCCATCTGTTGATGTGGTTCTTTTATCTCAATATCTTTTGGTATATCTTCTTTCAATACTAATTGCCCTTCTATCAAAAGTGCATCTAAATCTGACCTAATAAATGTATTTACAGCATCTTGTGGCGAATCTACTAATGGTTCTTGTATATTAAAACTCGTGTTCAAAAATACTGGAACTCCACTAAGTTCTTTAAACTTCATAAGTGATTTATGGATGACACCATTTTGATACTTACTTACTGATTGTGGTCTACAACTACCATCAACATGAGTAACTGCTGGTATCTTATGTTTCCACTCATCTTTAACTTGACAAGCCATTAACATAAATGGTGATAAATGTCTTGAATCTGTTATATCAAATAAATGTTCTTCTGCTATAGTTGGAGCAAGTGGTCTCCACCATTCTCTTTTTTTAATCTTATTAACTCTATCCAAATTCTCTTTGATTGTTGGATTTGCTAAAATACTCCTATGACATAATGCTCGTGGGCCAACCTCTGACCTACCTTGGAAATATCCCACTACCTTATTTTCGTGTATTAGCCAAGGTAACTTTTCAGTAACTTCAACTGACTCATACTTTAGTCCATTGTCCTCTAAACATTTTTGAACTTCCTCTACTGTAAAATCTCTACCATAATAAGCATGAGTCTGATGTATTACAGGCCATTCATTCATATGTTTACGATAACATAAAATAGCAGCACCAAGAGCAGTACCAGAATCGTGAGCACCTGGTTGAATAAAAATATTATCCACCTTTCTGGCTAACTTACCATTACTCGTACAATTTAAAAATGTACCACCAGCCAAACAAAGATTTCTACTATAATTAAACTCTTGTAATCTTTCAAAACATCTATCAACTATTTCCTCAAGAAGTGCTTGAACAGTAGCTGCCATATTTCGAGATTGTGGACACATTATATCATTGTGAATCTTTTTTTGTAACTCCGTCCCCTCTAAATTTTCTCTAATCCATGCTGAATACCAATTTCTGATAGGTTGTAAGAATCCACCTTTATTTGGATATATTTCTCTTGGTATTAATTCATAATCAGGTTCACCATAACAAGCTAAACCCATAGTTTTACCTTCAGATGAATGATGTTTAAACCCTAAAAATTGTGTAAAATCTTCATAAAAACCACCAACAGAATGTAAGGGATTCATAAAACCTACATCGTTAAACTCGTTACCATCCCAATAACCAAATAGTCCAGCTTTTTCACCACCCTCTCCATCCATTGTCATATAATTACATTCGTCCATTCCAGATGGTATTACAGCACTTACTGCATGACTTTCGTGATGACCATAAAACTCTAATTTATGTAGTGGAAACTTACTACCATCATCCAACAGTAAATCTTCTTGGATAACCCTCTTCATTTCATATTCAGATTTTAGTAAGTACTTTGGATAATTACCTTGCCAGTCAATCCAATTAAAATTTGCATATTCACAATAACGAGGATCTTTAAAATGTCTTGATATGGTTTCTATTGCGGAATGACCAACCGCAATATGGTTTACATCCGACATAGTAACACCAGTCTTTTCTAAACACCATCTAATAGATTGTTTTGGAAAGATAATACCATCTCCCCTCATACCCTCTGGAATTATACTATGTTTGAACCTATTAAATCGTTCTTCTTCTGCCCAAGCAGCAAATTTACCATCAACAATAATACAAGCCGCTTGGTTATATGAACCTAAATGTGTTATTCCTATTATAACCATTATAACCTCTGTTATTTATGAACTAAATACTTTTTTCTTCTCACCATGATATTCGTAGGCGTGACCATTCTCTTTGAGTAATTCATTTACAGACTTTTCATGTCCTTTAACAAACAACTCTCCAAGAACCCTACCATACTTACCAACACCATGTGAGATGATTGAAAACTTTCCTTCATCGGAATTTTCCAATAAATCTTTGACATATGCTTTTGCTTCCAAACCTTTAGCTTTTTCTTCTAAGTCTCTTGTTCTCGATTCCCAAGTATCAACTCCATAGAATCGAATCCTTACTTTATGCCATACATTGAATCCTAAATCAACCATCGCATCACAGGTGTCACCATCGACAACCCTTACTAATTTACAACTGTAACCATGTTTTTTTACTTGTGCACCCATTTAATTTCTCCATGCCTTATCGTTTAAAGTACTCCGATACTTCAACAACCTACCACAAACCTCACAAGATACAGGCGTGATTGATTCGGTAGATGGGTAATCGTCTAAATTTTTTTGGATATGTTCTTCTATCAATTTCCAATCGTCTTTGTTATTGACATTTAGACCTTTACGATCTTCATCTTTACCACAACAATCTGTCAAACGAGTTTTTCGTTTATTTGGATTATTCTTATACTTGAAATAATCCCTATCTAAAGGTTTGTTAGTTTGCAGTTTTAGTTCTTTCATTAATGACTTTCGCCGTCATTTTCTTCGCTTTCTTCAAGACAGCTTTTTTCTTTTTATGTCTATCTATAAGTATCTGTTCTTTACTTCTTCGTTTAATTTTCTTTTTGGGTTTGACCTTAGTTGATGGTAGAGTACCCTTTAACTCAGGTACTTCCTTTCCTTTATGAAATACATTTCCATCCTTGTCAACAAACTCATTCATAAAATGCCATCCTGCAGGACGACCTGTTGGTTTGTATGTTGGTTTTTCGGTTTCAGGAAACATTTTAGCCATTTTAGCCATGAAGGCTCTACTACCTATAACTGATTTTGCTTCGGTACTTACATTACGAACTGGATCGCCTGTAATTTTACAATCCATGTATGGAACTCCTTTAATAAAATAACCACCATTCATTTCAAAACTCCTCTCTTTGTTTTTTGGTTGTTGTTTGTATTTTTTCTTCATTGACATAATATAGTTTAATATAACTATATAAGTCAAGCATTAAATATCCGAAAATTCTGCCTCTATCATTGTTTGACATATATAAAACTCATTATCCTTTTGTAAAATAGTGTCGGCCAATCTCCATTGAGACTTTAATTCATCTCCACTATATGAAGTATTGGCCGACACAACGCCAAGAACGATATAACCTTTTCCACCTAAGTGGATTATTTTCACTTGATTTTCACAAATGTTTTCTTGGGTTTTTCGGGTTCTATCTTGGGAACTGAAATGGACAATACTCCATCTTTGAAATTAGCCTTGATATTATCTCCATCAAGTAACTCACCAAGTTGGAATGATCTCTTGAACGAAGATGATTTTAACTCTCTACGAATTACTTTACCACCATCCTCATCCCATTTTCCATGTTTGTCGCCTGAGATAGTTAATACGCCATCTTCGACTTCAACATCAAGTTGAGATTTATCCAATCCTGGAATTTCAGCAACGATACCTACTTTGTCATCGTATTCATATACATTGACCTTTGGGTATGCTGATTTTTGTAACGGGTTTACACCAATATGTTTAACCACATCTGGAAATTGTGTATCCAACATTTGGTCAAAGATTTTCTCGAAAGGTGTTAAAAATTCATCCCTATCTGGATAAGGGAAATTGCCTGTATGAAACATTAATTTAGTCATTTGTCTCTCCTATGTTTGTTATTCATTTGAACTAACGACATCCCACTTTGTGGCGATGTTATTCTCAGTATAATATATACAATATCTATACCATTTATAAATATATGACATTATGACAAACTCTATGACTTTTCCATATCCAACCAAGAACCAAATTCTCCATCTGATGATGGCTTTCTTAAAAAAGATTCAGATATCTGATGATATTTTTCTTCGGTCATAACTCTCCATAACTGATTAAATGCATTCATGTTTATATTTTTTATCTTTTTAAAATATGCTTTAGCTTCATCAGCAGTAACATTTTCTTTAAAATCCTTAGTTGTAACTATATTATCATATCTATCAACTAAAACATACCTCATATTTTTACCTCACTCGTTATCGACAATCTCTATTTTAAGTGAATCAAGATGGTGTACGCCACAATCATCCGTGTAACCACAATATACAGTTACAGTATGTCCTATGAATTCTTCCCACGCAGAAAACATCACATGAGCTTCACCATTATCATCTGTCATACTCGCTGGATTAACCAAACTAATCCAATCGGTGTCTATTAAATATTTATAATCTGTATCCCATTGTAAGTGTTGTGACCAACCACAATCAGTTGTAGCATCTAACATTGTATATGTTTGTGCTAAATCTTGATTGTATTCTAAAATGTATGAACCTTCATCTGATACCTCTAAGGATGAATATATATCTAATACACATTCATCACATTCTGCTACTCTTGTATCTTCACAACCTATTACAAATAACCATACGATTATCCCAAATAACCTTTTCATTTTTATTCCCTTTCTTTTATTTCCTCGGGATCGATATCCCGCATTTTCATAATTTTGAGTTTGGTTTCCTCTAACCATTGAATCCACTCATTTATTTGTTTAAGAATTTTGTTCTTGTCAACTTCGACATCATCATTGTCTAAGATTTTGTCAACCCATTTCTTGACCATCGCTAGATAACCAGATAACCAAGTAGCAATCTCTTTTCTTTCATTTGTCCAAACTGATTTAGTACTCATAATATTTCTCTGTAAGTTACGAATAAATTTACTTAAAGTCAAGCAAATATTTTATATTTCGAATGTATAAGTGACCTTTAATTGGTAGGATGTGGAAGTAACCCAATCACATGCAAATGATGTGTGACTCTGAGATTCTGAATTTGTAATTATGTAATCCATAAAATATTCCTTACTATAATAAATATTGATTAATGACCTAAAGGATTGAAAGTGTATTGGTATTGCTCTGGTAGTGGTCCACTAAGTGGATTCCATTTACTTACATTTTGAGATATATGTAAATCGAATGCTAAACTACTTGGTGTGATTATCAACAGAATGTCTCTACCAAATATCATCCAATCTAATACCAAATAATTAGGTTCATCAGGATACTCTTCATCGTATCCATACCACTTGCACCACCAAGGTTTTATAGAGATATCTCAACTCCTATTTTACCTTTATAAAATTCTTTACCTTGTAGTTTAGATATTTCTCCAAGATTATATATTCTAATTTTATCTGTTAATTTCCAACTTACTTTAAACTTATCTTCAAACTCAAAATTCTTTAGATCTGTATCACCATTTTCATCAGGTGGTAGATAGCCATCAAATGTAACTTCTACTTCAACTATTTTACCATAACTTTTTTTCTTATTTAATCCAACCGACATAAAGGTTTCAAAGTTTTTACTGAATACATTATCATCGCTATTACGACTTGTAAATCCATATGACCAATCTTTCCATTTGTTACGCCAGTCAAGTTTAAGATACTTTACACCTTGACTTTCTTTATTCATATACTCTGGTTTAAAGTAAATACCATTGTCAATCTTCAACCAAAACAAATCATCAATATATTTAGTTCCTAACTCTCGTTCCCATTGTCGATTCACATAAAAATTATCGTGACTAACTCCAATACTAACTTCATAGTCATCGGGATTAGGTTGGACATTTGGTGTTCTCATAGCAAATGAACTGAATAACATTACTCCAGCTAATAGACTATCTAATACCATTATTTTTTTCTCCGTTGAGTTTTTCTCTTATTCGTCTTTTTTCTTTTGCTAGGTTTTACTCTTCTCTCATCACCATCTCGTTGGTCTCCAACAATCCATCTACGAACTTTTGCGATTACTTCCATGAACTTTTTCATTTTTTTTCTCCTTGGTAGTTTGTTTTTTTCCAAAAATCTTTTCCCATCTTTTTGCCCATTCTATAGGCGATATTGATTGTCTTGGTTTATCACCCTTACCAGCATCAGAATACTTAGCTTTCTTCACTAACTTTTCTCTTCAATTCAATTTTTTTCTGTTGTCTTGATTTCTTTCGTTTATCCTTAAACACCTTAGTTGTCGGTATTGGAAAATCAGACATCTTCAATTTATGAACTTTTTTTTTATTCTTCTTTTTTTTCATATTTTTTAACCATTAACTGATTAATTAAATTTTTTATAGCTTCCTGAGCATCTTTGTCCATAGATTTAAATACCTTTTGTATTTTTTTATTCTTCATATTCCCAAAATATCCTCATCTTTAGAGTGTTTATATTTTCGTGGCCAATAAGTGGGGTTGTCCTTCGATTGTACCCGCTGGCGTAACCCTAACAAATTCGCACTTCGATTGAAAATCCAAAATATTATCTGCGCCAACATATGAAAAAGATGAGCTAAGACCATCACGAATATCAGATATGATGCGGTAGACTTTACCTTTATACGGAATGATTGTAGAGTTTCCTTCAACATTGTTAGATTCTCCTCTGTCTGACTTACTATCAAGTGAAGCACTCCCACGATATTTCTTGAATAACTTTTCATTTGGCCATTCTCCTACTTTATGTGTATCGCCCGGCGTTTCTTTCGTCCCAGCGACAAGAGAACCGAGCATAACTGTATCAGCTCCTGCCCCAATTGCTTTAGATACATCACCCACATACCTAATGCCGCCATCAGCGATGCAAGGAACACTATAATCGTCAGCAACGGAACACACATCAGACAAAACAGTAATCTGAGGAAGTCCCACCCCAGTTCTGATCCGTGTTTCACAAAGTGAACCATTTCCGATTCCCACTCTGATACCATCGACTCCCCATTCACATAAGTCTTTGGTCGCTTCTTTGGTTGCAATTGAACCCCCGATGATTTCAACATTTCGTCCAAATTCATTTTTTAACTCCTCTGTAACATTTTTTAATAAAACATGATGACCATGTGCTATATCTATAAGTAATACATTACATCCATTTTTAACTAATTCTTGTGCTCTTTCTTTATAGTCTCCAGTAACACCTATCGCACCACATAATGGTCTACTTAACCATTCATCATCCATTTGTATTCTTTCGTCTACAAACCCAAATCTTTCTTTTAAATCTACCCAATCAGATTTAGTAGGTGGACTATTCCAAAGACTTACTTGTTTTAACCACTCATTATATTCTTCTTCGTGTGTAGTATTGTGTTCCTCATAAAATGGTGTCCAAAATGATTTCCATTGGTCAAATAAACTATTCATCATTTTAGATTGTTTTTCTATAGACATAAATCTATGTATGACTCCAACACCACCCCAATCTAACATAAATTTAGCCATATCTAATTCAGTTACAGTATCCATAGGTGATGTAACTATTGGTATTTGTAACTCTGTATTCTTAGTAAATCGTGTATTGAGTTTTACATCCTCACGAGAACCAAGCTCTGAATATTTTGGGATGATATTTACATCATCATATGTTAAATAAGTTTTCATAACAATTTAGAATATTTCATCAGTTTCATTTTTTTGACATTCACTTGATTATCAATTTCTCGATGTGATACTAAGTCGTATTTATGTATCAAGTCTATCATACATTGGACATCCCCAATCTCTTCCTTTAACTTATCATTGTCGTAGTATTCATCACATCGAATAGCTTTACTACAAGCCTGAATTAGTTCTCCACACTCTTCCATTGTAATAGTTAATAATTCTTGTAATTCGGTCATATCATCATACGGGCAATTTACACACCCAAGTTTGCAACAATACCCACGAGATAGTAATTCCTCTCTCGTTAGTGGTTTCATTTACCATGTCCATCCCATCACTACAAAATGAAAATAACCATATCCAAGTGCTAACCATATAACCATCTTAATATATTCCCACCTCACATCAGCATCTGTCACTCTACTTTTGGTGTACATATCTTCTTTGGTAATTTTCCTATTACCTAACCAATTTCTTGCCATAACTGACTCCTGTTGTTGACTAATAATTTTACTTTCAATCATTTCAAAATAACTCCAATTCCAATTGATTTGGATTAGGTTTATATGGATTAAACCAATTACCATATTCATCTATCCAAGTGCTCCAACAACCTTGATTTTTGTTTCTACTATCTTTCTCATCATACATTAGATTTAATTGTATTGCATATAACATATCATAATCTAATATATCAGAACATTCTAAAGTTATTGGTAATTTACTATGTCTAATTTTTTTTATGTAACTATCCATCCTTGATTTAAGAAAGGTTGTGCTTTTTTATATTTCAATACTTTGACTGCATCACCTTTTTTAATTGTGACGAGTTCATTACGACCTATTTTCTTTTCAGACCTAACAGTAGTATCGATTTTCCTTTCGTGGATAGTCTTACCCATCAAATGGTCAATCTCATGTTGGACACAAATGGCTTCAAGTAATCTCTCTTCAGCATCGTGTGTTTTACTCTGTTCTTTTTCCCAACTACCTTTAGTATCGGTAGGTGATTTAGCACCACTAAAATACCATCCACTTTCTTCTTGTTCTGTCTTGATAATGATGTGTTTATATCGTTTAGTGTGTACTCCTTTATTTGGATAACTCAGACATCCTTCATAAAAATTAATCTCATCCCAAACTTTTTCAATTTTGGGATTGATGAGTACCAAAGGTTCACGAACATTGACAACGGCCACTTGTGCATCAATTCCCACTTGATTAGCTGCCAACCCAATACCGTCCCCTCTTTTGTTAAGTATCTGAAATAATTCTTCTGCAATAACCAGTCCTTCTTCAACTGAAACCTCTCTTAGTTTTTTGTTAATTACAGGATTATTCTCTTTATAACAATTTATAACCTTTTTCATATATGTAATATAAAAAGAAAAACCTTAAAAGTCAAGGAATTTCTTTTAAAATATGTGTTGGTATTACATATATTTTACCCATATCTGTTTGTACACGAGAATATCCATTCTCTTCATGTTCAACTATAACTTTTTCACCTATATGTATAGCACCGTCAGCACTATAATAATCTTTAACCAATATTGCTTTTTTCTTCATTTGTAAAATTGTCCTGATGAAGGCATATGTCCATTGTACGACAAATAACAATTTGGACACAATAACCTTATGTTATCTAATTTGGTGTTGTCGTTATCACCATCTATAAAATCAATCAAAAGGGCTACATTGTCCTTACCCATAACTATTTCATTATAGCTACAAGAACTACATTCTTCTTCAACCCAATTTTCTTCCACAAGTCTTTTTTTCAAATACCTCTTGGTTAATCTTATCTTTCTATCAGATGATAAAAGTTCATCTAATGGTTTTCTATATTTACCATATCCCTTTTTGATTCCAACACCCCTTTGATTTAAGTGTTGGTCAAAAAGACCATATATTTTAGCGTATTTTCGGTAAGTTAAATAATTTATTCCCAACCAACGAGAAGCTTCAGCATTAGATTTTGTAACTGCTTGAGCATCTTCAATCATTTTTTTAGTGATTACTTTTCGTCTGCCATGGATTTTAATTGGTTTTTCAAAATTACGACTTGACATAAACCTTTGTATTAGCATCAAATTCTACTTTAACACCAACACTTCCGACTTCTTCCGCAGAATAATCATCGGTTTTTCTATATTTTGTATCTACATCGGTAGGTTTTAACCTAAAGATTTCACCAGGATTTATTTCAGAAAATTTGTCTTCTTCAAATTCACTTCCAACTGCTGGTGGATCATATCGGTCTTTAGCATGGTCATTTGCCATTATTCTTCCCCAACGACTTCTGAATTATCGCTGATATTATTCAACTTCTGTACAATATACTCGAAATTTTCAGTTACCTTTTCAGAAGGGTTTACCTCTTTATAAGTAATCTTTACTGCTTTACCTCTCTCGTAAAGTGTAGTATTAAGTACATCATAGGCATCATCGATAGCATTACGAATAAGTCCTAATTCTGACAATACATCATTTGTTATTTTCATTTTGTTCTCCAAACTCTAATGTTAATTGTTCTGTGTCTTTCTCTTTCAATTCATCAGGTATACCATTGAACTCATCAATATACCTTCCCAAGAAATCAGACACCTCTGATTTCAAATTGTTTAATTCATTAAAAGCCAATTCTCTAACAAACTTTTTTTCTTCTTTATCTACTACAGTTGTCATTAAATTATTAATATATAAACCTAATTTATTCATTATAACTCCTATTACACTTATAAATATAACTATTTTGAACAAACAATCAAATCTTTTTCATAACTATCTAAAGACTTGATATAAAACTTAAATATATCATACTCCATTTCACCAAGTTCGCCACTATCGTGTAACATTTCTGATAAATTCATTAATATTGGAAAATTATTTGATGTCAAAAAACTACAATCAAATTTTACAATCACATTATTGGTTGGTTCAATATGGTCTGAATGTATTCTCTTACTCAAATCAAATTGAGTGTCTTTCTGTTCTTTTTCAATATACTTGTTGACACCATAACCCTTATGTCCAACCCAATCTCCATAGATGTCACTACACCACGGCTCTAATTCTCTCAACATATCAGTATCACAATTCTCTACTACAAATCCAACATCATATTTTGGTGGAACAATTGGGTGTAGTAACTCATCATGTTTTACAAAATGTCCCCACTTACGAATGAAGTTACGAGTACTCCTAAGATTTTGAGCCAACCACTCCGATGATTCTCTACCTTTCATAAAGACTTGACCTGCTGGATTTCTTAAAGCACCATCTTTAAATCTACTACCACGACAAGTCATGTGATATACCAATCCCTTCCAAGTCTGAATCAACTCATAACCATTTAATACGAACCTATTGAATATATCAGAGTCCTCTTTTGATTGTGGAGCATATAAAGGATCATGTCCACCAATACTCGTGAAGTCATCTTTATAGATAGCCCAAGGTGCGAATATTCCTTTTGATGTTTCTTGGTTTAATGCTAGTGGTCCATACAATATACCATCTTTTCCAGTCTGTATATTGTCAACAAATTCCAATAATTTTTGTTCCTCAAACTCCTCAGGTTCTATACCAAAATCTTCTAATATCTTTTCAGGACCATCAGGATGTAGTGGTGGTTCTATACGAGTAGCACTTACTACCTTACCTCGTTCTAAATGTTTCAGAACTTCCACATCCATATTAGGACAGGCGTACATATCAGCGTGGTATATCATCACAATATCATTGGTAGCCATGTCCACTAATGTATCATACAGAATAGTATGTCCTACTCTTTCAGGTCCATTATTTCTATATATCTGTACATTTGGATCTTTCTTGACTATCTCATTCATCCATTCCCAAGTACCATCATCTGAGAAATCATCACCCCAACATATTTCGTGTCTGTATCCTAAGTGTTTTCTTATGCTATTATAAGACCACTTTAAATATTTTAAATTGTTTCTACTTGGTTGTATAAAACTTATTACTTTATCCATTAAATTACCTCGTAATATCCACCAATACCAAATGGTATCTTGGTGTTAATTGTTAAATGATTACTTTCTATATATCGTGACTTTGGTATTACTCTAAAATCAAAACTAACTCTTGTCTTCGTTGTTATGTTTTGTTTATTACCATGTGTTAATTTTGTAGCACTCCACTCCACACATTCACCATAGTTTGCTTTTATCTCTTGGTAGTCACCTAAGTCTTCTTCTGTCTCTGCCCATATCGTGTTAGTACCATAAGCCTTAGTCAATGGTACAAAATAATTTAACTCTTGTACTTTATCAGCCCAATCCTCATTTCTATAGTGTTTATCTTTGTGGAATTCACCAACTGAAATATTTCCTGGCAGATGAACTCTAAATGTTGGTATCTTTTGATAAACTATTTCTTCTCCAAATCTTGGTTTGATTATGTCGTGTAAAAAATCTGTATATGAATCGTTAAAACTGTCATCTTTTCTGATTCTTTCATAAAAACACTTATGCCAAATTGTCGATTGGTCGTTCTCCCTCTCAAACAAATCATAAGTCCTTTCTAAGTGTAAGTTAGGTAAACCACTCATAGGTAAAATACCCTCATCCTCAAACCAATACTGAATTATGTCAAGGAACTGATAAGTTCGTGTGTCATAAGCTATTTTATCCACCTTGTAACTCCCTTTGTTTCTTCCACTCAGGTACATCATTAGAAATCTGATTATAATTTTCGAATACCTTAAATGTCGATACACCTTTATAATGATAAACAAAAGATGTCTTACACAACATCGAAAAATCATTATTAGTTATTAAATTAGTCCAATTAAACTCGTCCTCATTCTTTGTCATATTAAAATTAGGATTAAATAGTACATCTTGAGAGTGTTCATATTGCATGATTTCACGACTCATCATAAAAAAGAATCCATTAAACATTTTCATCCTAATAGGATCACATACATATAAATTATTACCTTTTCTCATTTCCTCTTTTACTTCAAGTATCTTGTCCTGTGTAGTTTGATAATTATTTGGTTCATCAGGCTCAATACCACTATAAAAATGATTAACAGATTGTGGAAGATTATGACCAACACCATATTCTGTAGATGTAGGTACTACCAAACTTGAATTCCAATTATGAAATGTATCAAGTAACTCCCCTAAAGCACCCTTTGGAATCAAAATATCATTATTAGCAAGTATCAAAAAATCATAATTATCATCCATTCCACTTTCATTAACAAACCATCTATTCTTAAATTCATAGTAACCTTTATTCCAAGAATCGGTTAGTCCAAGTGGTTCATCCTTAGTTATTACCTCATGATTATATTCACGACAAATTTCTAATGTATCATCTGTACTATAATCATCAACTACTAATACATCAAAATTGTCATCTAATTTTTCCAATGAATCAAAACATAATTTAGTATATTTAGATTGATTATATGTTGTTATTACTAATAGTATTTTACTCATATGATTTCCATTCGATTCTTGTAGGTACATCTGTACCCTCAATTGGTTCTACAAATGTAGCTTCATCTTCATTAGGTAATCTACCCCACTTCCTAACCCACTTTTGCATGTTAACTTGTTCTGCCTCTTGTTGTCTCTTTGACTTCATATGAAACTTGTCTTTTGCTTCATCTCTAAAGTG